ATATCAATAGAAACTAAAAGATTACCAAGTGGTAAAGAAGTTAAAATAATCACACTACAAGAACCAGACGATTTAACAGAAACAATAGTTAAAGAATCAAATAAAAAATTTAGTGAATTATCAAGAAAGTATTTAGAAGGACCACTAAATCCAACACCAAAAAAGAAAAAATTACAAAAAGAACATTTAATATTAGAAGGTGGTGCATACGGACATATGAATCATCCATTTGATGATAATAATTTGACGTTTTCAGATTTGAAGAACATAGTTATTATAGGGTTAAGTGGACAGTTGAATCGTGAAGATAAGGTTTCTGAAAAACTTGACGGACAAAATTTAATGGTTAGTTGGGTTGATGGAAAGTTAAAAGCAGCCCGAAACAAAGGACACCTGAAAAATGGTGGTAAAACTGCACCGACAACCGCAGGTATCGCTAATATGTTTAGTGGTAGAGGTAATATTAAAACTGCGTTTGTAGGAGCAATGAAAGATTTAGAAAAATCAATAGGTTCGTTATCAAACACTCAAAAGAAAAAAGTATTTGGTAATGGAACCAAATGGATGAATTTAGAGGTTATATATCCACAAACAAGTAATATAATAGACTACGATGTAGCAGAGATAGTATTTCACGGAACTACCGAATATGATATGTCTGGTAGAGCAAAAGGATACTCAAAAGAATCTGCTCGTATGTTACAAGGTATGATAAGACAAGTAAATCAAAATATACAAAAAACATTTAAAATTAGTAAACCTAATTTCTTAAAGATGAGTAAAGTTCAAAACTTCGGTAAAAAGAAAGCTGGATTTTTGAGTAAACTAAATAAATTACAATCTCAATATGGATTAAAAGATACTGATACCTTGGGTATGTATCATTTGTCATATTGGCAAGAATATATTTTTAACGCAGCAAAACAATTCAACATATCTATGACAGATAGTCAATTAGTAAACTTAACTAATCGTTGGGCGTTCTTTGATAAGTCATATAAGATTGGAGATATAAAAAAAGATTTCAAAGATAATCCAAAATTCATTGACTGGGTAATTAATACTGATAAACTTGACCACAACCGAATGTTCAAACAAAACATAAAACCATTTGAGATATTATTCTTTCAAGTCGGAGCAGAAATATTAAAAAATATGTCAGGTTTCTTAGCAGTATCACCAGACAAAGCAGTTCAAAAAATTAAAAAAGATGTAGATAGTGCATTAAAAGATTTACAAAAACCAGACAATGTAGAAAAATTAAATAAGTTAAAATTACAAATAGAAAAATTAGAAGCTATCGGTGGAGCAAGTTCAATAGTTCCTTCTGAAGGATTAGTGTTTAAGTATAAAGGTAATATATACAAATTCACAGGAGCATTCGCACCAATCAATCAGATATTAGGTAGTTTACGATTTTAGGAGATAGGTTATGGCAAATAAATCAAAAGAAATGGAAAGACAGAATAAGGCATTAAAAGATTTAATGTCAGGAAAGGAGCATACAAAAGAATATGTTCAAGTAGGATACGAGGGTAAAGTAGAAAATCTTGGTGGAGAAACCCGTAAATCAGAACTAACTGATACAATGGCATCAGTAAGAATGCCTTGGTTTTGTCCAAAATGTGATAAGGCAATGAAGAAAAAACTTGATGATAAGTTTTGGAGAACACAAGGACATTGTTTTGATTGTCAAATAGAAATTGAAAACAAAATGAGAATTGAGGGGAAATTTGAGGAGTATGCACAATCTAAGATGTTAGAGAATCAAAAATCATACTTAAAAGATATGGAACAAAGTTTAGATGACTTTGAAAAGACAGGTGGTAAAAAAGAATGGTTTAATCAGGTCGGTGTAAACAATCCAGAATTAGAATCAGAAAAATGGGAAATGGGTGAAAAAGAATTTGAAAAAACTATTTCAAACGCAAGAGATTTCATACGAGAGAAAAAAGAAGTCGTAGAAAAAGCACAACAACAACTAACAGGAGTTAAATAATGGGTATCATTAATGCAATACTAAATTTATTTTTTGGCGGAAATAAAAAGAAAGAAGTCAAAGAATTAGATAAACAGATTAAAGTAAAGGACCAAGAAGTTAAAGAACTTGAAAAAGAGGTCGTAAAACTTGAATCAAAGAAAAAAGTTAACAAAAAAGAAGTAGCTAAATTAAAAAGAAAAGTAACCACTACTAAAAAACAACTTGAAAAAGCATCAGAAGCAGTAAAAGAAGACAATGCCGATGACGCAGTGAAATTTTTAAAGAAGTTTAGTAAATAAGTTAGATACTTATATATATATGAGATATTTAATTTACATATTACTAATCGGGAGTTTATTCGGTCAAGAAGTTGATACAACTAAAACCTATACCTTCACAGAGGAAGAAGTTTTAGGATTTACCAACACTATTATGGAATTAGAACTAAAAGATAGTTTAAATGTTTCCTTAGTAGGAGACTTGGAATCACAATTACAACTCTTTGAAGAAAATTCAGTGATAGACTCAATGTTAATTGCAAACAAAACTATGCAACTCAATCTACTAAAAGACACTAATGAACTACTTGAACAAAAAGTAAAACTTGTCAGACCTAAATGGTATGAAAACAAATGGTTATACTTTACATATGGAGTAGTGCTAACTGCTACATCAGTTAAATTAGCAGGTCAAATAGTAGACTAATGGCAGAACAACTAAAAGAAGTAATTAAGCAACAATATATTGAGTGTGCACAAGACCCAGCATACTTTATGAAAAAGTATTGTATGATACAACATCCTATCAAAGGTAAAATACCTTTTGATTTGTATGACTTTCAGGAAAAAACTATTGAAGAGTTTCAAACTGAACGAATGAATGTTATTTTGAAAGCTCGTCAGTTAGGTATTTCTACTTTAACAGCAGGGTATGCATTATGGATGATGACTTTTCATAAAGACAAAAATATATTAGTTATTGCAACTAAACAAGATGTTGCAAAAAACTTAGTTACAAAAGTTCGTGTTATGCACGCAAATTTACCGAGTTGGTTAAAGCAACCTTGTGTTGAAGATAACAAATTGAATTTGAGATATCGTAATGGTTCTCAGATTAAAGCGGTATCATCTGGTCCAGAAGCCGCTCGTTCAGAAGCTCTATCATTATTGATATTAGACGAGGCAGCCTTTATTGATAGGATTGATGATATATGGACAGCATCCCAAGCTACTTTAACTACTGGTGGACAGTGTGTAGCACTTTCAACACCAAATGGTGTGGGTAATTGGTTTCATAGGACTTGGGTAGATGCTGAAGAAGGTAGGGGTATGTTTAATCCAATTAAACTACACTGGACGGTTCACCCAGATAGAGGTGATGAGTGGAGAAAAGAACAAAACACATTATTAGGCCCAAGTGGTGCAGCACAAGAGTGTGATTGTGACTTCCTAACTTCTGGTACTGGTGTGATTGATGCGGTTCTATTGGAAAAGTTAAGAAAAAACTTATGTATAGAACCAGTAGAAAAAAGAGGTATTGATGGAAATATGTGGGTTTGGGAACAACCAAACTACAATAAAGATTATATTGTATGTGCTGATGTTGGTCGTGGAGATAGTGCAGACTATTCCGCATTCCACGTTATTGAATTGGAAAGTTTAACACAAGTCGCAGAATATAAAGGTAGAGTAAGTACCAAAGATTTTGGAAATATGTTGGTAAGTGTATCAACAGAATACAATGATGCTCTACTTATAGTAGAGAACAATAATATTGGTTGGGCAACAATCCAACAAATTATAGATAGGGATTACCCTAATCTATTTTATACAAGTAAAGACTTACAATATGTTGATGTTCAACACCAAGTGACGAACAAACATTATAGTGAAGAAAAGAAAATGGTTGCTGGTTTTTCAACGACTTCTAAGACCAGACCACTAATTATTAGTAAGTTAGAAGAATTTTTTAGAGAGGAAAGTGTAGTGGTTCGTAGTAATCGTTTGATTGATGAACTATTGACTTTTGTCTATATAAATAATAAAGCTCAAGCGATGACCGGATACAATGATGATTTGGTTATGTCGTTCGCTATTGGACTTTGGGTTCGTGATACGGCATTAAGATTACGAACACAAGGTGTTGAATTAACAAAGAAAACCCTTAGTCGTATGATGGACAATGAGGGTTTATACACCAACGAAGATGTCAACAAAAATGACAGCTGGGATTGGGAAACAGGTAAAGAAAAAGAGGACTTAACGTGGCTCTTATAAAAGTGAGGTAAAAAATGGCAGATAAATCATTATTTGGTAGATTACAGAGATTATTCTCAACAAATGTAATTGTAAGAAATGTAGGTGGTAAAAAATTAAAAATCGCCGATACAGACCAAGTTCAGAAACAGGTTAAATCACATTTAGTTGATAGATATTCAAAACTACATACTAATTTAGATTTAGTCGGAACGGGTTATTCTACGGTTCATCAGATTATGGCAGCAAGGTTAGCATTGTTTAAAGATTATGAATCAATGGACTCAGACCCAATCATATCAAGTGCATTGGATATATATTCCGATGAATCTACAATGAAAGGTGAATATGGTCAAATCATTGATGTTAAATCAGATAACGATAATATCAAAGAAATTTTAAATAATTTATTTTATGACATAATGAACATTGAGTTCAATCTATGGCCTTGGGTTCGTAATATGGTTAAGTATGGTGACTTCTTTTTACATTTGGACATTAGTGAAAAATACGGAATTACAAATGTTGTTCCATTGTCACCTTATGAAGTCATAAGAGCAGAGGGAGAAGACCCTGAAAATCCTTACTACACTAAGTTCTACTTAGAAAGTATTGAAGGAGCACACCCGTATTTCGGCCAAAAGAGCAGTGGTAAAGGAAAGATAGAATTTGAAAACTTCCAAATAGCACACTTCAGATTAGCAAACGATAGTAACTTTTTACCTTATGGTAAATCTATGGTTGAGTCTACGAGAAAGATTTGGAAACAATTAACACTTATGGAAGACGCTATGTTAATTCACAGAATTATGAGAGCACCTTCTAAACGAGTATTCAAGATTGATATCGGAAATATTCCACCAGCAGAAGTTGATAATTATATGCAAAGAATCATCAACAAGATGAAGAAGACACCTATTATGGATGAAGCAACAGGTGAGTATAATTTAAAATACAATATGCAAAACTTAACAGAAGACTTCTTTATGCCAGTTCGTGGTGGAGATAGTGGAACTGAAATAAGTGAGTTGAGTGGTATTGATTATGATTCAACAGAAGACATTGAATATTTGAAAAACAAATTATTAGCATCACTAAGAGTTCCAAAAGCATTCTTAGGGTTTGATGAAAATGTCGGTGGTAAAGCAACACTAGCGGCAGAAGATGTTCGTTTCGCAAGAACCATAGAAAGAATACAAAGAATTATAGTATCGGAGTTAACAAAGATTGCAGTTGTTCATTTATATTCACAAGGATATACAGATGAAGACTTAGTAAACTTTGAATTAGAGTTAGCAAGTCCTTCAACAATGTATGAACAAGAGAAGATTGAATTGTTCGGACAGAAAGTAAACTTAGCTCGTGATATGATACAAGATAAAATTTTACCTTACGAATGGATATATGATAATATATTTAATTTCTCAGATAAAGAAAAAGTTGAAATTGAGAATCAAATCGTTGATGACCAAAAACAGAAATTCAGACACTCACAAATTGAAATGGAAGGTAATGACCCACAACAATCAGGAGAATCAGTTGGAACACCAAGTGATATGCAATCCGGTGGTATGTTCGGTCAACAACAAGAACCACAACAGGATGACGATTCAGTAGCAGGTTCCATATTTGACCCATTTGATGACGGAGAAGATGATAGACCAGAAGACCAGCAAGGTGGTAGACCACAGGAAATGAATAAACCATTCAAAGATAGTGGAGCAAGAGGTCGTGACCCATTAGGGAAACAAACAAAAAATCGTAAAGGACTTGCGTTAGCACACTACGATGCGTTAAAATCAACAATGGGTAATAGAAAGTCAAAAGATATAATACAAGAAACTAACCAAGTTGATGAATTAGAAAAAGAATATAATGAATATAAAGAGGAAAAAGGTAAAGAATAATAACCGATTTCTTGAAAGTTTTATATTTATTATTGATAAAATACAGATAAATACTTTGGAGCTCAAATGTCTTATGTTAAACATAATAAGATAAAGAATACAGGTATTCTTTATGAACTTTTATCACGTCAAATAACTGTTGATGTGATAAACAACACAGATAATCCTAAGTCAGTTAAATTATTTAAGGAATTCTTTAATAAAAATACTGAATTAGGTAAAGAATACGAACTATATTCAATCTTATTGAATAAAAAATACAAAAACTTGACTCACGCATCTTCTTTAGTAGAAGCCGTGGTCAAAAGTCGTAG